CATATACAACTGCTTTACCTGCACTACGCTGCATTACTAACTCTATATTATACATAGTGATGTCATATAATATAGCTACTTGTTTCATCATATCTACAAAGGAAATAGTTCTTCCATCTATATTATGTTGAATACAGCCGACATAACTTAGTGGCGCTTCTTGATATCCATATTCTTCTCTGCGAACAATATTTTCTATAGGTCTACTTTTAGTAATAACCTCATGCCCTATTTTTGTAGACTCCCAAACTTCTACAACATCATAATTTACTATCCTTTCGTTTTTCTTAGGCTTATAATCGTCTGGTAAAAACTTATAATGAGGATAGTCAGGGTTATATTTATTAGGAGATTCTTTTACTTTAACTGTTTTTATAGCTCTCCACTCTAAAGTAACTACTCTTATATGTGAAAGATAGCCTTGATTAAATTTATACCAACGACCATATTCTGAAAAGTTTTGAGCTATATGATTTTCTGAAGCCTGACGAAGTTCTCTAAGCTTCATTTTGTCATCTTTAGATAAATCCTGTCTATACTCATGAAGTATTTCAGAAAGCGTCATATATCTTTGTTCGGCTACCCATTCAGCTTTAGCGATATCTTCTTCTCCAGAATGAACATCAAAAATAATATTTCTAGGATCTACCCTACGAATCTGTGGATCTCTACCTATAATATCTACTTTATAGAACTGTTTTCCAGTAATTGCAAAGTCATATAGCCCTTGTTTAAACTGCTGTTTAAAGTTATACTTATTAGATAAGTCTAAAAGACCATTATATATTACCTCTGCTGTGTTTTCTCTATAGTTATTTTTATCTAAGACATCTAAATGTGGAGGAATCTCCATGCCTATATGATCTGCCAACTCTATATTGGCAAGCTGTTCTATTTCTTTTCTATATGGTTGTATAAGTTTTTCAAATACCAGAGTAACCTTTTTATCGAACTGCCTGGAAACGGCATCTTTATTTACTAGATCAACAGTATACTGATCCATAGGAGTAGCTAACCATTCACCTACAAGCAGGTCTATAACTTTTTTAAGTATAGGATAGTTTACAAGACGGGCTGGGTTAGTGTTGCTATATGTGTCTGTTACATATTCAAATTGATCTTTATTTATAATACCATTAAAGATATTATAGTTTTCAAAGTCTTTTTCTCTAAACTCGTCATAATAGCTTGAGTAATAGTTATCTATACTATTATGGACATCTTCAACCCACTCTTCTATTTTGTTTTTATTTTTTGGAACGTATAAATCAGGTATCATAGTTAATAGTTATGGTAATCTTCAATATTACTGAATCCCCTAAAGGGTGATTTTCTTTGCATCTCTTTAATATGGTCTTGCATCTTCATCATCATTTCATTGATTTTCTCATTACCTTTAATTGCATCCTGTAAGGTCTTAATGCTATCTAAGCAAACCTCTTGAACGTCAATAACCTCATTCATCATTTTCATTTTTTTGCCTAAGACAGTATAGCTATCTAAGATAGGATCGTATTGTAAATCTCTATATTTCTTTATAGCCATTTTTACGATCTCGCTATTTAAAAGTTTCTTATATGCGTTTCTGTCTGCCAATATATCTTGAGATACTATTAGTTTTCTTTCTTCTAATTCTAAATTTCTGTATGGCGACCAGTAGTCATACATACAAACAATAAAGATAAATACTTTTTGATCAAATTTGTCGAGAACTTTTTTAAATTCTGGTACAGCTAAATAAAACTTATCATCAAGTTCTAAGCCATCTATGGTTTGTGTGATTTCAAGGTGTGTGTTCATAGACGATTATACAGGTTCATAAGATTAGCATTATTAAGCTTCTTCATCTTTTTAGTAAATACAGGGAAATTCATAATTTCATTATTCTCATCCCGTATTTCCTGTAGTCTTAGAAAGGAATTATCCTTACTATGAATTAGGGCTAACCCAAAACTCATAACTCTGTCTGTGTTCTTAATACCAAAAATAGTAAATTCCTTTAACAATTCCATATAATAAATCTTATGGCAATGTTTATTTATATATTCATTAACGGTATCTACAAGCTTTATTTTACGCCCTTGACCTGACATATTATAACCATATTGGTTAGATGCCCTACTTGCCAAAGACTTATACACAACTGGCGCTCTTTTTAAATATTTGGTAAATCCATGATGTTTAAACCACTTAAAAAACTCTTCGTCTGTGTCCTCAACTAATAGCTGACAGTCATAAAAGACAGCTATTTTAGCACATTGCTCATAGAACTCTTCTTTACCAGCTTTCGGTCTATCTACGTATTCAAATACAGGCAACTCTTCGTGATTGTCATTGTCGTGTATGCCTCTATATATATGCACCGAACCCAATGAATCTGACGTAGCTGACTCATCTTTATAGTATGGATCCACTCCACCTACATCTGCATAATTATTATGTTCTAAAGGAGGATATAGCATCTTCATTTTACCATGTTTTTGAGGAACCCAATGTACGCTATGCATCAGCATTTCACCTTCAGCGTTGATATCCCACTCTAAATTACCTCTCATCACCTTTCCTTTTTCCCTTTTATTATTAGTAAGGAATTCTACCTGATCGTGAATAAGCTCCAGGTTAAATACGCTACTTGCTCCAGCTATAAAACAGTCAGCTGCCTGTAAAGGCATCTCCTGTAGGTATGTAAAATACGCTCTCTTGTCCTGTAAGTCTTTCTTTTTCTTCCTATTACCAAGTATATCTTCTGTCGCCCCCTCTATATCGGACTTACCAGAACGGACATCAAAAAACGGATAGTACGCTTTGTTCGCACCGATAAACATCTGATCAAGATTGTACTTATCGTGATTAAACCATAGCTCTTCTAAATCCTTTAACCCATTATTAATTTGGTTAGATGTTCCAAAAACTATAGGCGTTCCAAATTGATATGAACCCTCTTTAAAACATTCCTCTGACACTAAGAAGCTATTTATTAGGTTTAGATTTTCCCCTGCTTCCTCAAACAATAAGAAGTCTAAAGACGTACCCCTAAATGCACCTGAGTTTTGATAGAAGTGTTTAAAATACAACGTGTTTCTGGATCCCTTAATAATGCCGTCAGGCATTTTTCGGCCAAATGCAATCTCATCCTTGTTGTCGGTGACTCGATTTTGCACCATATATGGCGGCAATTCGCTGTACAGGTTCTCAAACTTCCTCCGAAATTCCAGAACGTCATCCTCCAAAAAGCATCCCACGCCCATATTAACATCTTTCTGTATAGTAAGCTCATATAGACAAATACCGCCTACATTATTCATACTCATACCCTTCCTTCTTGCCTTAAGCACTATAAGACCTTTACCGTTCTCTTTACAGTCTTCGACCTTCTGAAAGTATTCGTGATCTATGTCCCTATAAAACGGAAAATCCATAACCTTCCTAGAGCTTCCGCCAAATGCCGTAGGAAACTTTACAAAATTCAAATAGAAATAATATCTTCCTGGAATCCAGACATGACCAGAAGGCTTATACCCATTAACACACCTATCTAATTGTATCTTCCAGAACTCTTGATACTCTCTCTCCCACTCCCTCATCTTAGGTATGCCCTCAACCATTATTGGCTGGTATGCCGAATGTCTATGACGTTTCCGCCCCCTTGTTTCTTTGCTCATATCATCTCAAGAAGCGATAAGTGAGTAGGCACACAGGGCTTTTGCATGCATGGCGCACCTACTACTTACCTTCCCCCTTTCTTTTATCTAATGCTTTATTGATTAAGCCCAATAATACACCTAATATAGTGAAAACAACCGCACAAAATGTAAAAAAACTAACTAAGATCATTTTGCCCATATTGCAAATTTCGTAAAAAAATACCCCATTTGCTTCGAATTCTCTATATAGGGTTTTATTATCATTATTATAAAATTACGCATCTTTTTTTGAAAATATCATAATTCATAATAAAAATTCTCGCAGTACTGGACTGTTATATGTTAGTCCCCCGTTATCTTCCTCAATCCAATCAGGGTACACCCTTACACA